GACCGGCCAGTTTTTTCCTCTGCTTCTGGTTCATGGGCTGATTACTTAGCTTATAACCTTTCTTTTAGTTATAAGTTGTGCGCTAATTATGCGGGGCCATCTCTTCCCGGTACTGGTTGCAATGCTGTTGTCCCCTCTACTGCGTTGTCCAGTCAAACTATTTATAACTACGTTTATCTACCTAATAATAATTATTCGGGCGGCCAAAATACCACTATTGGCTACTCTGTCGTTAACTCTTGTCCATCAAATTCAACTCTTTCTAATGGTCAATGTACGTGTTCCTCTGGTTTCGTTGAAAATGGTTTTTCTTGTGTTTCTCAAGCTGTTCAGAATAAAGCCTCTTGTGATGCGAACGCCCAAGGTCTAAGCCTCGTCGGTGCTCCCCTTGTCCACTTTGGCAGTGTCGGCTTAACGGCTTGTTTCGGTGGTTTCGTCGTTGAGGGTACGGGGTCGGCCTCTGGCGGTGGACAGACTGAGTTATACGGGCCTTTCAAGTGTTCGGGTGAATCTGCTTCTGCCTGTACCACTGTGCCAAAGCCCTCCAGCATCGTGACCACTTGCGCCCCCGGTGAGTTTCCCGGTACTTTCAACGGTCAGCAAATTTGCGCCCCTGCTACTTCCATCGTGGACGCTCCCAAGACAACCACTGCAACCCCCCCGACTGCTGGCGCATCTGCTCCAGCCATTCCCAACGCTCCCCCCGGTACAACCTCAACCACTGAGCAAACCACTTGCACCGGTACGCAATGCACGACAACGACCACATTTAAGAACGAATCCGGCGCTTCTCTTGGTACACAAGCTGAATCAAAGCCTGTCACCTCCTTCTGTGCTGAAAACCCCACGTTTACCGCATGCAAAGAACCGGAAAAGAATAAATGGGGTTCTGGCTCGTGTACATCTCCCCCCCCTTGCTCTGGCGATGCTGTCATGTGCGCTATCGCCTTGGAATCGTTTAAAACCTCCTGCTCGCTGGCTCCCCCTGCTAATCCAGAATCGGCGCTGTACGATTCGGAGAAGCTGAAAACCGGCGTTCTCATTGATACCCTGCCGGGTTCAAAAACCGTTGGTATATCGTCGTCCAGCTTTAATACTACAAACGCAATCGGTGGCGGTTCTTCCGGTATGTCAGATAAGACTTTCGTTCTCGCTGGTCACTCTGTCACGCTCCCATTCTCTAACGTCAATAGTATTCTTGGCACTCTTGGCACGTTGCTTATGGGCATCGGCTTCCTGCTTGCTGCTCGAATCGTCACACGGGGTTAAACCATGCCAATCCTTCTAGCTTCACTCCTCGGGGGTTTAATCAATGTTGCTGGCTCTATTGCTGGTCGTGTGCTTATCGCTCTTGGTATCTCGGCTGTGACTTATACCGGCCTTACAACTTCCCTCGGCTGGCTCCAGTCTCAAGCGGTGGCGAATTTTCAGGGCCTCCCCTCTGAAATGCTGGCTGTTGCTGGCCTCCTGCAAGTGGGCAACTTCATCAGCTTAATCATCAGCGCAATCACGGTTCGTCTGACCCTTCAGGGTCTCACGGGTGACAGTTTCCGCAAGTGGGTCGGGGTCTAAATGCTTTACCTGACCACGGGCGCCAATGGTGCCGGTAAAACCCTTTTTACTCTCCAGTATGTGCAAGAACTGGCGCTCAAGGAGTCACGCCCTGTCTATCACAATGGACGTTTTGAGCCGGTGGCAGATGGTCCCTTGAAGGCTTGGACCAAGATTGACATTAAAGACTGGCAAACCGTCCCGGATGGCGCTATTTTCTTGGTTGATGAATGTCACAACGACTTTCCTTCTCGCACCGCAAAGGAACCTCTGCCCGACTACATCAAGATGCTGGCAGAGCATCGGCGGCGCGGTTTTGATTTCTTCCTGATAACCCAGCATCCCATGCAGTTCGACTCATACGTGCGTCGATTGATTGGCTCCCCCGGCTGGCATCGCCACATCAAGCGTGCCAGTGGTGCCCCTCTTGTGTCAATGCTCGAATGGCCTGCCGTGAACGACCAACCGCAAAAGGCTGGCAGTGGAGAATCTGGCCAAGTCTCCATGAAACCGTTTCCCAAAGAGGTTTTTAACTGGTACGTTTCAACCTCCCTGAATACGGCCAAAGTGAAAATCCCTTTTCAGGTCAAGCTATTGGCCGGAATGGCTTTGGCCCTGCCGGTGATTGGCTACTTCGCATACTCCAGCCTTCAGGACAACTTGATAAATAAACCCGCTGCTGCCAAGTCTGTCGATACTCCAGCTTTTGGCTCAGCCCGTGGAAATGTTGCACCTCCACAATCTGCCGAAATAACCCCTGCCCAGTATCTCGCCAGCTATCAACCCCGCATTGAAGGTCTGCCCCACACTGCCCCCCGCTATGATTCCACGACTGCCCCCACAATACCGCCTTACCCTGCCGCATGTGTTTCGATGGGTCCGCGATGCAGTTGCTACACGACACAAGCAACTAAGCTTGATGTGCCTGACTCCCTCTGTCGGCAAATCGTCAAGGGTGGATACTTCATGGATTGGCAAGCGGCCATCAGTCAAGCCACTGCGGGTCAAGCTGTACGGTCCGACCCTGCACCGATATCCCTTCCAGTTGCTCCCCTGACTGCAAACCAAATAACCCCCGCTGTTACTGCCCAACAAGGTATTTAGAAGGTCTGATTAGCGAATAGCGTAAATCAGGCCGTTCAGGGGGGGTATGGGGGGCGCCCCCCATGGCAACCTCTCCCCGCCCTTACCAGTTGAGGCAGAATAGGTTTCTCCTATCAATTCCCACTTTACGATTTATACATCGTATCAAGTACGCCACATCATTGGCGGCTATAGCTCCAAACGAAACGACTACCGCGCCAGTCGCTAGCGCAGCTTTTTTTAGCGCCTTCTCCAGTTTCGCTCCCTTGGTGGTTCCTTCGTGCTGCTGAATCACTGCTCGGGCTGTCCATGCTTCCGGGTCAAGTCCTGCCAGTTCTGCCATTAGGGCCACATCTGCCGCTGGGCATGTTTTCCGCCCATGTCTCCAGTCGCTCACGCTTTGCCGACTAACTTCTAGCGACCTGGCTAACGCTGAGTCACTTCCGGCTGCTTTGCTTGCCCGGTCAATTAGTTCGTCTAAATAAATTGGTTTCATCGCTTTTTGTCCTTTTCTCGAGTACATTTCTGCTGTGTACTTAATTCGAGTACACGATTAAGAGCCCTGACGGGCGCATTTTCTCAGGAATGAACACCATGACCAAGATTTTCGTTACTTCTCCCGAAATCCGTGAAATGAAGGGTATCGGCAAGACTTCCGGCAAGCCGTACCACATGCGCATCCAGACCGCCCACGCTTTCACTGTTTCCCCCGATGGCGTCATGTCCGAGTTTCCTGACAAGTTTGAGATTGCCCTTGATGAAGGTCAGTTCCCGTACCAGCGCGGCGCTTACACCTTGGCCCCCTCGGCTATTCAAGTTGACCGCAATGGACGTCTTGAAGTTCGCCCCCGCCTGATTCCTGCTGTCGCTGCTGCCAAGTAAGGCCGCACCATGTCCCCCTCGGATGTGTCCCAAATACACCACATTGCCCGCATGGCGTTTCTCGCCATGTCTGCCCGTGGTGTCGCTGCTTCGGAGTTTGAGTCTTCGCCCGAAATTCAGTCGATTCACTTCGTCGTTTCACGCACTGAAGGCGGTCAGGAGCTGCCCGTTGATGTTGAGTTCATGGGGGCGCATTCCGTCCCAATGGGTGGGATGAGCATATGAGTTCGCATCCTTACTCTGTGCGCCTTCCGTCTGGCCAAGTGCGCCCTTTTTCTTCCGTGCTGACTTTTCAGGCCTACGTGCAAGGCTGGCCGGATGATGAATACATCAAGGTCTGGCCTCTTCCGTTCTGTTGTCTCATTCAGTCGCGCAAAGCTCCCTTTTAATCATGGTCGCTGCCCTTTTCGTTCGCAAGAAAAACCATTATTCCGGCTTGGGCTGCGACTGTTTCGACTTTGACCGTGACGCGTTGACCTGGCGCGGCGGTCAACCTGGCGTATTCCATCCTCCCTGCCGTTCATGGTCGCAACTTTCGCACACGGCTAAACCTCGACCTGGCGAACGTGAGCTGGCGTTGTGGTCTATTGAAAAGGTCCGCGAGTTCGGCGGCGTCGTCGAGCATCCCTACAACTCCAGATTGTGGGCAACCGTCGGCTGTCTTTCTTTCGGCGTTCGTGACCAGTTCGGCGGCGTTCTCTTTCCCGTTTATCAAAGCTGGTTCGGGCATCTTGCGCCAAAGAAAACCAGCCTTTATCTCGTCGGCGCTCCTGTCCCTGAGCTGGCGCATTTCATCGCTGCTTCTGTTCCGCCTGTTCGTACTGTCGAGAGTCTTTGCCGTGCCTCTCGTGAGCGCACGCCCCCGGCCTTTGCCCGTTTCCTTTTTGACCTGGCGGAGTCCTGTCATGCATAAGCCTTGCGCCCTCCCCGCTTTTTCTTTTCGTGCGGCCATGACTGCTCAAGCCTTACCGCTTGGCATTCAATCGGCGCATGAGGTCGGCGCTGCCTCGGCATTTCGAGCGCAAGCGGAGCGCGCCGAAAGCCGCGCAGCGGCGGGGCTTGTCCCATTTAAAACAACTCTTGATTCAACAATTAGTTTCTCAAAACCTATCGTTGCAGAGCGTCGAATCAAGAGACTCAAAAAGTCCGTGTGGGCCTCTGGACACCTTCACGCTTTCGCGGACAAGGGCATGCGCCCCCCCGTGTGCTGGTTCGTCACCCTCACATACCGTCCCGGAACCGAATGGACCTCCAAGCACATGAGTTCCGCAATCCAAGGGTTCCGCAACTGGTGCCAGTCTCGCGGCGTGCCCTGCCGTTACACATGGGTTGCTGAACTTCAAAAACGCGGTGCGGTGCATTACCACTTGCTCGCATGGCTTCCCGTTGGTCTGCGCATGCCCATGTGGGACCGTCGCACCGTAACCAGCCGGGGCAACCCCCGTGCCGCCTTCTGGCCTCATGGCATGACTAACCGCCAAGTGGCTAAAGCTGGTGTGGGCTACTTAATGAAATACCTCTCTAAGCTGGGCGAATTGACCATTTTCCCCAAGGGCCTTCGTCTGTACGGTATCGGCGGTCTCACTCCACAAGGCCGCACGGTTCGCACTTGGTTCAACCTTCCCGAATGGGTCAAGCGAGAGCATGGCGTCGGTGATGTTCTCAAATCTGGCAACGCCTTCATCGTTCGTGCCACTGGCGAAATTCTCGCCCCTGCTTACTCCTGCATCAAAACGGGGTTTGGGTTGGTCCTGAAGGCCCTTCGCCCCCTCCCTGACCGTTTCCATTGCGGCGCGTATTCAACCGTCAGTTTTTGATATGACAACCATAAATTGCACCGTTTCCCCCTGCACTGTCGTTCTTGAAGTGCCCTTGCTGTCGATGTCAATGGCTGACGCTGGCGTCATCGGTTCCGCAATCTTGCTGGTGTGGGCTGTGGCCTTCGCTTTTCGGATTCTCATCAAAGCAACTCGGAGTGATGAAACCCCCCCTGATGAAACCTGAAGCCCAAGCGGTAAGCGTTCCTGTTGAGCCTTTCCCGGTTGTGCTTTTGCAACCTTTTTTTGATTGGAAAAATCATGTTTAAAAAACTCGCTGCCGTTGCTGCCGTGGCTTCTCTGGCTTTGATGACTACCGGCGCACAAGCTGCCATCGTGGTGACTGAAGTTGTCAGCGAAATTGAAGGCGCTGCCGCTCCCGTGGCCCTGATTGGTACTGCTGTTTTGATTCTGTTTGTCGGCATCAAGGCCTTCAAATGGGTCCGTCGCGCTCTTTCTTAATCTGTCGATTCTGTTGGAGTCCTTAAACGACTCCAATGGAATATATAGGGAATCAAATCATGGGCCTTTTTCTGTTAATCGCAATATTGGGGGCGGCATGGCTCATATTTACCGCCTAGTTTTATCCGTTATTCTTTTTGTTTTTTGTTCTTCTGTTTTTGCATCTTTTGCTGTTCAGCCTACCGCACAATTCAAGATTCAGGACCGGCCAGTTTTTTCCTCTGCTTCTGGTTCATGGGCTGATTACTTAGCTTATAACCTTTCTTTTAGTTATAAGTTGTGCGCTAATTATGCGGGGCCATCTCTTCCCGGTACTGGTTGCA